ATATTCATCACCACGTACCAGTTCCCATCCCTCTCGAGATCGTGCTGCTACGTTTTTACGGTCATCAAAACCCATTACTTCAGACCTGATCCATCGATGTTTGTAACCATCTGGAGCGGGTGGTGCGTCCAACATGGACGGGGGCTTCCAAGGTCCTTTGCGTACTTGCCTTGCACGGGTTTGGTTGGCTCTCGGCGTTCTCGTAGACTTTTGGCGAGTTGTGTTCTCAGTAGTCATGATTAATCCCTCACATATTTTGCGTATTCTTCAAGCGGTACATTTAACCTCTTTGCAATAGCAACTTGAGAAGGCGTTAATCGCACAGTTTTTCGTCCACTTCTATTGCGGGATGCGGAAGCTTCGGCTGACGCAACCTTGCGGCTTCCCCCGGTGATTTTAGACCTAGAATCGAACTTATGTGGAAATTCGACTTTTAGTCTGCTGTCAAGTTCAGCATAGTAGTCATCAGACTGAGGGTCAAACCCCTCTTCTTCCACAAGTCTCCTATGAATACCAAAAGCACCATATGTCATAACTTCGTCTTGTCCAAACCAGTTATTGTTTTTTGCCCACGCTTCCGCTTTTGGGTCTGGTTTTGCGGGAGGCGCGGAAGGAGCAGCGGCGGCAGCAGGTTGAACCACTTCAGCTTCTTCGGTATTTTCGGCCCTAATAGACCTTAAAGTTCCTTTTTCGACACTAAGATTAGCCAAGATTTCTTGAGCATCAACAATTTTATCAACATCCCCTACTTCATGGGCTTGTTTCAAAATATCTTTGGCTGAAGTAATCTGATTAGTAACTCTGGACTCAAACTGTTCTTGATAGCCCTTATCCAGAGAATCTATACGCTTTTTAAGGTTTTCATTTTCCTTGCGTACATTATCCGCATACTCAACGGCTGATTGTTTCTGTCGCTCTTCTTCACGAAAACGCTTAGTTAAATTATTTATTCTGCCTTTTACGCCAGAACTATATTCATCAAGCTCGTCTTCAGAAGATCCTTCGGCAGATACCTCAGTAATTTCAGTATCACCTTTCTCTGAATCATCCGAAAGGCTTACATCTACTGCTTCTTCCTCAGTATCTCCAATATCAATTTTAGTTTCTTCAGGCATGGTCTATCTCCATGATTAAATTCTTCTTTCTATATATGCTTAATGTCGTCAGGTTCTAAAAGTGTAGCGATAACTTCATCGTCATTGATGATGCGTACCTCTCCACCTTCAATTTTAAATCGGGAGCCGGCATAACGGCCAATACAAACCCAATCACCTTCAGAACACCAAGGTTGCCCGTCTGGGCCAAATTTGCCAGGGTCTTGATATGCAAGAGGTCCAACCTTCAATACATATGCAACTACCGTAGCAAGTGCTTCTCTATCACGAATAGCGTCAGGGATGTGTACCCCACCATCCGTAGTAGCTTTACCCATATAGGGCATAACAAGAAGTCTCCAGCCAGTAGGCTGGGGCAGTCTTTCTTTAAGTTTTTTAGAAACCAAAGATGGGTCTAGGACTTTTTCATTCTTGTTTACGTAAGGTGTGTTTAGTACTTTCGCTTTCTTCTTTTTCTGCGAATCCAGAACATTTTCTGGAACGTATAGAGTTTTAGTCATTCTTCCTCCGTTGATTGCAGGAGATCTATAATCTCCTGTTCTGCGAACTCTAACCCCCTTAGTTCTCCCGTCAACTGCCTAAAAGACTCCATGTCTTTAGGAGTGCCTTGAAGGATAGAGTCCTTTGTTAATTCTATGCGACCTCTTATAGCCTTCAATAAAGAATAAGCAAAGGTCGTTGGGTCAGCCATTACTAAAAAGACCCCTTAAAGTTCTTACCAGCAATAGCTCCGCCTTTGGAATACTTAATAGGGCCACGAGCTTCCTCAGTCATGCCACCTCGCATGTAGCCGAGTTCGTCCGTCATCATGCCGCCCATGTTTTTCTTTTTAGCTTCAGCCCTAGCTTTAGCCCTAGCTTTAAACTTTGCCATTTCATCGTCTAAGTCACTAGAGACTTTTTTCTCTCGCTCTAATTGTTTGGCAGTAAGTGGTGGACCCATTCGGATCTCAACAGAACTTTCCGATTTATGAGCACCACCATGCGTATAACTCATGCCAAGAGACTTTCTAGCCATAGCTTTTTGCCTTGGTGTGGCTAGTTTAAGTACCTTTTTAGATTCCTTGCGGTCATTGTTGTCCGTTTCGTCTCCTGTGGGTTTTGACGTTGAAATTCCTAAAGCCTCAATGACGGCAGCATCAGAAATTGTTTCTTCAGACTCAGGCATCAGAACACCCTCGTCTTCATAGCCATGCCGCCATCGTTCAAATTCAACGAATTTTCAAGTTCGCTGACCCTAGCACGATCAGAATCAGAAATATTACGACCACCTTCATTTAACATTTCAGCGACCATCTTTTCAGCTTCCATTTCCCTCATCATACGCGCTGCACGAGCACGATCAGCATCAGAAATTGTTCTTCCAGACTCGTTCATCATCATACGCTTTGCACGAGCACGATCAGCATCAGAAATTGTTCTTCCACGCATTAGAATGTTCCTTTTCCACTATTGTCATTGTAAGTAAAGCCCTTAACTTGAGCAGGAGGGGTCCCCTGAACACGAGCCATGCCGCCATCGGCCATGTCCATAACTTCGTCTACAGAAACATCTTCCATTGCAGCGACAGCTCTTGGGTTTTTCTTTCGAAGAGCCCTTTGGCCTTTATTTAAGCCACCTATTTCCATTTCCATATCATTCATCGTGTTTGCTTTTTTCATAAGATTCCTCGCTTTCCTCTTAGGAATATCCATTTGTTCAGACATCTGATTCATCATTTCTCTTTTAGCCATTAGAAAATCCTCACTTCCTTAATAACACCACCATGACCACGTTTAACAGCTTTAACTCTCCTGGGCTTGCCAGCAGGTTGCCCTAAACGCTTTTTCTGAGAAATCCTAGACCTCTTCTCAGACGAGGTTAGTTCACTGGACGTTTTAGGGGTCTTCTTAGATACACGCTTGCTAGGTCTGCAATAAGGTGTGCCTCTTTTCTCACCCTTTTTCCTACCGCAAGGCTTACCCGTTTTTACATCAACCCACTTTTCTTTAAACCAGCGTTTAAGATCAGATCCCTTTTTTGTTTTACGAACAGACATCAGAAAATCTTAACCTTACGACCTTGATATCCACGAGCAACACCACCTATAGCCCGTTTTGTCTTGCTAGGACTGTTACCCCAGTTCTTCGCGCCAACCTTACGACACTTTGCAATCGCTCCAGAAGCATATGCCGAAGGGAACACTTTGTACCGAGATTTTACTTTACTATAACAAGCGTCTTTTTTCGACATCAGTATAACAATCCCCTATGTTTATCAAAAAAATTTAATATCACTCATTCGATAAAATCTTGTCCCTTAATTGTCTGATGGTGCGTTGAGAACTATCACGATCCCATTTCAAGTCAGTAATCTGATCTTCGAGGAGTTTTTGGCTCCATTTCAAATCTACAACTTGGCTTTCTAAATCCTGTATTTTACGGATCAGGTTTGGTGCTGACCAAGCATTATAATCCATTAGCACTCCCACCTTCTACGAGCTTGCCTAATACGGCTATTAGGATCATTCCTCGTTTTAGCAGAACTCTTCTTCAACTGACCCAAGGATCTAGCGCAATAACTCTTTCTGCGTTTAGCCGCAGCACTTCCTTTTTTAACTTTACCAGTGACAGCGGTTTTAAGCTTAGAACCGGGATTAGCCTTACGATACGCTTTAACACCTTTAGATGTCATACCCGCACCACTTTTGGTAGGGCGGTAATTTGCACCCTTGCCTTTAGTTGTCCGCTTAATCGGTTTAGAAGGTTTTCTAGCCATATTTTTTCACGTAAAGAATTATTTCTTATCACTGTATAAGTTATCGAAAGTCACCGATGGGTCCATATAACTTCCATCTGACTCGGCACTGTGTGTCCACTGACTTGGCTTAAAGTCTGGAGCACCTTTACCTGTCTCCCACAAAGCAGGACTTGTTGTTCTAACGCGGTTGTTTGGCAAAGCTACTATATTTCCTGTCCATGATCCAGCATCTGTAAGTTCAATAACATGACTTTGTTTATGTTGAGCTGGATCATCCGAAATGCGTGACCCAGTGTAATCAACAGTAAACATATACCGCCCTGTATAAAAATCTCCACCTATTTTGCAAAGCCAAGGACTAGAACTTGTTCTGTCATACTCTACTACAGAATGATCTCTAGAGCTGCAATCCCAAGGCTGTGCATGATGAGTGACCATCCTATCAGGCCATACCTCTAAGGGTGTATCCGCAACAAGAGCCGTAATAGGCATCCTTGCCCACATAGCACCTCCATGGATATTTTCATCATCTGTGTCGTCGCTTTCACAACCCGTGAAAATAACTTGGAAACTCAAACAACGATCTGGAATCGTAGTAACTGCAATCGCCATAGCATGAAGATAATCTCCATGGTATTTCTCATGATTGTGCGTGAATTCTCTTCGCACCCAGCAATGAAAATGCGGGATGTTGCTCTGCAAGTAAGACATTAAAAATGCCTAACGCCACCTTTTGCAAAGCCTTTCTTTTTCATACCGCCTTTAGCAAAACCTTTCTTGTTCTTCATGGCAGAACCGCCACCCGCCATCTTACGAGTGCCGCCTTTTTTCTTCATAGCCGCACCGCCACCCATCATCTTACGAGTTCCGCCTTTTTTCTTCATAGCCATAGTATCAACTCCTTTATTGTTACGGTTTACACCAGTTAATTGTCTAGGTGTCTGTGCGCGAGAAATAGACATTAAAAAACCTCGCTAATTTCCCTGTCTTGTCTGTTGCTCAATACGATCTCTGTTAACCTCTGCACGTAGAAGAGCAATGTCTTCCTGAGAATCAATCTTCTCTCGAACAAGTTCGTTACGATCTTCTTGCTTCTGTTCTTCAAAGTTGTGCTTAACTGAGAATTCTTGAGACTTACGCTGAACATCTGCGGCTTTTATATCAAGCTCTTTAGATCGAAGTTCTACAAGAGGATCAACCTCACCTTCGGGCGGAGGCATCAGGGCGGACATGACTTCCTCTGTATATTGAGCAATAAGTTCTGCAACTCTTGACTCTACATCAATCTGAGGAGGTTGTTGACCCGTTTGAACCGCCTGTTCCATTCCAACACGCATCTCCGCATCAGCTACACCACGAGCCTTAAAGGCAATGTGTTCACATAAATGAGCTTGGAGTAGCGCAAACACAGGAGGAGAAGACGCCGGAATAGGCGTCTTCATAAAGACTATGTGGGTTGCGATATGAGCATCATGATCCTGTGTTGGGAAAGCCTGTAGAGTTTCCTGTATAATTGACTTAGCATTCTCAATTGCCGGATCAGTAGGTTGTGGTGGTTGAGGAGCTGGCAACAAAGCCTCAATGTTATGGACCCCTATAGCTTCATAAATACGACGATAGGCTTCATACAGATTGTGCATCTGAGGATTACTTTGAGCTAACTGAAGCTGAGTTTGAGCCAAGGCTAAACGCTGAGACATTGAAAAGATGTTAGGATCTGAAACAGGAATGACATCTACTCGATCATCAAAATCCGTCTGCTTAATCGTAGCCTCTCCACCGTACACATTATACGGGTACATGGGAGGAAGGGATTCTGCGAACACACGACTTAACATCCTGAACTCTTGTTTCTGTGCATAATGTAATCTTTTGTGTATGGCAGACATCACCTTCGACCCACGCTCCAACAGAGCAACCGTGGTTCCCACCGCAGCCTGTTGATTTCCATCTCCTACTTGCATATCAGAAATCGCTGCAAACCTTCGTCCAGCGTCTACAACAAAACCCAAAAGAGCCATTAGAGTCTGACTCGGTTCCTTGTAAGGAAGTGGTAATATACTGTCTCGTAAAGCACCGCCGGGAACATCAATATCGCGAAACTCACCAGGAGAAAGAGGTTCATCAGCATCACGGATGCGAATACCACGAGCCTTAAAACCAGCGGGAAGATTAGCAAGTGTTCCAGCATCTATAAGTTGCCTCATAATCGAAGTTGCAGAACGACCTAAACCACCAATCATGTGGAGAAGACCAAAGCCATAGAAGCCCAAACCCGGTAAGAATTTGTAATGTGAGAAGTACTGAACCTTACGATAGTACTCATCATTTTCGCGCCAGTTGCGGCGAACCGAAAGAACCTTGGAGCTTCCTTCATCTATTGTAACTATGTAGGGGAGTTTGATTCCTGTCTGCTCACCGTCAATAGGGTTCACATGTTCAAAACCAGGCAAATCTAAATCTGTGTGTACTTCAAGAATGGTGCAATCTTGATCATCCGCACCTGTCTTCTCCACACCCATCAAACTACGCTCTTTTTCCCTTACTTCATCTCCATCATCATAAGGAGAAAGTTCTATGTCTCTATAAAAACCAGCCGCTTGAAACTTACGAACATCATTAGTGTTCATACGGATCAAGTGAGTAATTCGAGAAGCAGAATTTAAATCGGTAGCGTTATAAGGAACATAAAGATCATCAGCCGGAACAAATCTGGAAACCGCTCGATCAAGAATATCATCAAAGTAGACTTTCTTAAACGCACTTCCAGCTAACGGTAAGTAAAACAACAAACGATCCATCTCAGGATCATACTCATCCATAACATTGGTTATCTGGTAGTTCATAAACTCTTGAACGCGACGAGATTGGGCTTCCACCTCAGGAGTTGCTGCACCAACAACCTGAGTTCGGACAGGTCCAGAACTAGGAAGAAGCTCTTTGTAAGCCTGTGCTTGAAACTGTGTTACCGCTTCAGCAATAAGAGGGTGAGTTACACCACTTGATCCTCGAAAAGGCTCTTCACGTTGTTCGTAGCGAATACCTAAAAGTTCCAAGCCCTCAGTGTAGGCATCTTCCCACTCCTGACGACCACTTTTATCGTCCTCATAATAACTAATAAGTTCTGAGGAAATATCCATCAGATCTCGTTCATCCATGACTTCGGCTAGATTAGCATCCTGTTCAGCCTGAAGTTCTTCCGACACAATCTTGTCAAAATTAAGAACTACGGAACCGTCTTCTTCTTCTATAATTTCAGTTGGATCTTCAACTTCCTCAACGTCAATTTCCTCAACGTCAATTTCCTCACCCAAGCCACCCAGAGGCATACCTTGAGAAGGCATCGGGGATTCAATCAGAGAAATAGGTTCCTTCGCCATTACTTACTCACTTTCTTATACTTTTCAAATGATCTCAAACCACCAAGCCCCAACATTCCCATCAAAACCGGCATCATTTCACTCATGTCCAAGGCCGGTAGATCAACAAGGTAACCTGTCTGTGCCAGTATGAATTGTGTTATTGGCAAAACGACATAGGTCCAACTCAAAGCCACCCCGCAGGACCATCCAATGAAGGGACGCCACCCAGCGACAAAGATAGAGCGGTGGGCCGCTTCTGTCTTGTTTATATCTAACTGAGCAAGATCTATCTTTGCCAAGTGTATTGTGAGTTGAGCCTCAATTTCACGCTCTGCAGCGGCTCTTTTTTCCTTGTCTTCTGGTAGGAATCTGCCGGCTACTTCCATGACACTCGGTAAAACTGCACTTAATAAACCCATCATGTCATTGAGTTTTCCCATTAATTTTATGGTCTAACATTCTATCATCCCCAACAACTCTACGTAACTCGTGGTTGCTAATTTTGGAAGACGGAATGTATTGCCAAGTTCGCCCAAACTCACCATTTCGCTCAAAAATCGTTTCTCTTAAACCTATATGAATAATAACAACTTTTTCACCATCAAGTATACAAGTTTCCATTGGTTCAAAACCAGGAGTGGTCTTCCATTTCCATGCAGCGATTAAGTCAGACGCCCAATCTCGAATAGCTAGACCAGCGGTCACGGTTATAATAAACCCAACCCAGGCTACCCAGCCGCTTGGTAATTCAATTTCAGGCATTAGTCGCTTAAACTCCGTAAAGTATCGATAACATATCCCGAATCAGAGGGCCATTTGGCTTCTGATCGTTTGATAGCGTCGTCCATACTAGTAGCATACAGTTCGTGCAGAATCATATTCTCGTATTTAAGTGGAATAAATCCTTTATAGTCTTCACCAGAACGTACAGTGTCTCGAACAATTTCGTTAAATACTGCGACTTCATATTTCATATTAACACGCCGGTCCAGTACAACGGTTTATATAAATAATATATACCGGAATAGCTATAAGTGAGAGTAGCATTACTAGTTTTGCTGTCTCTTTTGCCCAGTACATGTGACGTGCCTTCTTAGCTCTAGCTTTTCCTTCCGCAGATTTAATGCGTTTTTGTCGGGCTTCTACTCGCTTGGCCCTTTCTGCTTTGATTAGTTCAAACGTGCCGTAGCCAAATTTTGCATCTAGGTCTTGCGCGAGGTTCTTTAGCGCCTGTGCGTTATTTTTCTCTGCTATAATATCCGTAGCAACTACAGATATTGAAGTTTCATCTACGTTTGGATCGATCTTACGTTTTTGTGGTTTTTCGGTGTGGCTAAATAGGTTCTCAATAGAACCTGCAATTTCCTTGATGTCGGTGGCAGATTCTAATAGCTTTTTAGCTCCTGCTATGGCGACGCCTATGGTAATTGGGTCCATAACTTAACCAATAAAAGCTTTTAAATGTGGAAACACCTGCAAGAACATAACAATGCCAAGTAGTCCCCACACAATTCTTTCTAAGGCACGTAACCTGGTTGAATGACTGTCTAGCCGATCTTTATGAATAACACCCATAGCTTCTACAGCCTTAAGCTGGCCTACTATTATTCCGTCTTCATAACTTCTGGTTGCTGTTGACATTTAATTGCTCACACTGTTCTACTTTTATTTTTAATAATATTTTTAAGAGTTTTGGCTTGCTTCTTATGCAAATTAGAAGCCTTTTTAAGACCTTTAATAACTTTTTTAATTTTTCGTCCGTTTTGTTTAGTAACCATGATTACTTACCTTTTAATTTTTCGACATAATTTGAATCTCTACCGTCAAGTGATGAAATCATCTTCCGCACCTACCAGTAAATCAGGTTGCTCAACATAATCTACGTTATTCAACTCTTCTCCGTAGCAATTGTATTCTGTTTCTTTTTTATGTTTTCTCTTGGCGCCTTTTCCGAAGTAAAGAGATCGAGGTAAAAACTCAAAATAAGTCATTTGACTAGTTCTTGCTCCGCACAAGACGCCATAAAAACTTTTTTGATTTCCAGAAAATACCCTCTATGAAGAACATGAGGTTCTTTAAATGTTTCCAACACGCCGAAGCAGCGTCCTTTAGTCTGCTGTCAAGGTCAGATACCAGCCTAATCATAACAACCATTACTCCACCTAAAACATCAGCAGGACAAAACCCTAATAATATTGCTTGATCTGTGGGCGAAATGTAGATTCGTCTTCTTCTTCGTCGCTGTCAAGACGAAGAAAACCCCCTTTACGGTATCTAATAAGTGCCATGGACATGCTGTCACAGAAGTCATCATGTTCACCATTGGGGAACGCAGCACACTCATCTATAACCTCTTCCGAAAACTTCTTCTCTGGAGCCCATACTCTGCCAGACTCAAAAATAGGAGCAACCATGTGCATCCTCGTATGCTTGTCCCTACCACGCGAAGGAGTGTAATTCACAACAGGTATACCCATCGTTCTCAACTCGTCAGTGAGCGGTGTTCCACTGGCCTTGGCCTCAATCAGAACCATGTCAGGCTCCCAGTACTGATACTCCTCCAAAGCCTTGGCCTTCAACTCCGGGAAATCCCAACGACCACGCTTCGCATCCATGAGAATCAAATTATCAGGACCACTCTCCTTGGGCTGAAACACACCCCACGTTGTAATGGCCGAGTAATCAGCCGTCTCCTTCTTACTAAACGCAGTGTCATAACTCTGCATGATGTAACTAACAGGTGGTATCTCTTTCTTCTGCCACTTCTGCCACCACTCCTTCTTGATAATCGCACCCTCTTCAGCCGTAGGGTTCTGCTGCCACTGAGCATTCCACTTGGCAAGCGACAACGAAGCCTTGACCCTTAACAACTCATCCTTGTTCCAAAACTCAGGCCAAAGAACATTGTCACTCGGAAGTATCGCCGGAAACTCAACCACGTCCCACTGATCAGACATCACATCGTTCGCCTGTGCGCGGATCAACTTACCCGTCAAATCCTTCAACGACCACCGCGTCATAACCACAACTATCGAACCACCAGGCTGTAACCGCTGACGAGGACCTGACGTATACCACTCATACGCACCCTCCATAGCCGTCTCCGACAAAGCATCCTGCTCCGAATGAGGATCATCAATGATCAGCAAATCCGCACCACGACCAGTAATCGCACCACCAACTCCAGCAGCAAAGTACTCACCACCCTGACCCGTCTCCCACCGACCAGCAGCCTTCGAATCCGCACGTAAATCAACCTCTGGAAATATCTCACGGTATATCTCTAGCTCCATAAGGTTCCTTACCTTACGACCAAACCGTACCGCTAACTCAGCAGTGTGCGTCGTCTGAATGATCTTTAACTCTGGATTCTTGCCAATTAACCAAGCCGGCAATAAATAACTAGCAAACTCAGACTTGGTATGACGCGGAGGCATGTTGACAATGATCCGTGAACCAGGAGTCACCGCCAGCTTCTCAAACTGCTTGGCTACCTTCTTGTGATGACTGCCCTCAATGAAACCCTCATACACATGCTTTACAAAAACCATGAAATTATCTTGGGCGCGGTCTCGAATCGATAAAGTCTTCTTGGCTTGCTCTAAAGCCAAGATCTCCCGCATCACCTCATCTGGAGCATTCAACATGGAAACATAATATTAAAAAAAGTAAAAAATGTCCACACAAGATGGGACCCAATGAAAATAAAAATTATATAAAATTGTAAGGGTAAAACATCCAAGACTTCAATAATTAACACCCCTGGACAAAAAACCTCGGAACTACCATAAATTCCACCTTAAATGGTAAATTGTACACGGACAACGGTGCAATGAAAAATATCCACTGTTCTATGTTCAAAACACTACTCTCACCTCACTCTCCGAGGAGGCGGCGGCC